CCTTGTAGAAGTCCCCCTGCTCCGCGTTGGACAAGTCTGGGACCGCGTTGATCGCGTCCCACAGCCCCTTGTACGTGAGCCCGCCCACCACGCTCCCGAGCCCCGCCGCCAAGCCCGCAGGGGTCACGGCGATGGCCTCCGAGGTGCCCGTGGTGGCCTCGAGGATGGTGGCGAGGCGAACCTTGCCCACGACCTCCGTGGTGGCGTCTGGCACGGAAGCCGCGCCCGAGCCGAGACTGGTGACTTTGATGATCGCCATTAGATGCCTCGCTCCCACAGCGTCAAGGTTGCCGTGACCGTGCCCCCGCTCGTGCCGCTCGCTTCAATGAGGACTGCCTCAAAGAGCGGCGCGTCCTTGCCTGCGATCACTACGATGTCCGCCTCCGTGACCGCCTCCGCCGCGAGGCGCGCCGCCGAGTCGCCAGCGGGCAGGATGGACACGTCATACGTGCCCCCGTCCAAGCCGCTCACGGTCACCTGCGCGTTGGCAGGGTAGCCTGCGGGGTTCCACTTCATGGTGGCGGGCGTGAACTCAAGGGAGCCGTCACCCGTGCGGCTCAAGGTCATGGTCTTGTACGCGGTCATCTCGTGCTCCTGTGTGTGTGTAGAGTGTACCCCCCGCCCCCGTTTTCCGCTAGTGCGCGCCCTCGTCACCCACGCCCTCGGGGCCCGAGTTGGCAAGGATCCCGCCCCACCACTCGTCCAGCCCCGCGTCTTGGGACTCCGTGTCCACCTGCGCGCCCTCGTGGTCAAGCATGCGCCCCACGGAGTCGATGTAGCGGTGCGAGAACCGCTCCACGCGGAGCACTGAGTGAGCAATCCAGAGGCTCATAACGGTGTCGTCATGCTTCTCGCGCCCAAGTCCCCAAAGCTCTTGGATCAAGGGCTCCAGCGCCTCGCGGTCGCGCTGTGTCGCGTACGGGAATATCACCTTGCCTTGCTCAAAGAGCACCGAGAGCGAGGCTACGCCCTGCCACGGGTCCGCTTTCTTCGCGCCCGTGGTCACGTGCCCCACGAGGGGGAGGTCCGTGGTCTGCTGGAGCCCGATAAAGTGCAACTCGCCAAACGCGTTGCGCTCCACGGCGACCGCGCGCACCTTGCCGCGCCATCGGTTGAACTCGTCCACCACTGCGTCACGGAGCTGTGACGCCTGCAAGCCGCGCTTGCGGAACAGCCCGAGGAGATAGTGGTCACCCGTGGCAGGGTCGCGCCCCCACGTGGTCCCCACGGTAAAGTCGGTGTCTCGCGCCTCTGCCGCCTGCGCCGAGGAGACGAGCGAGAAGTCCCACCCCTGCACGATCTCGAGCCCCTTGACGTCTGGCACCTCGTACAAGCTCAAGTGCTTCCCGCGCTCCTTGGCGGCTTCAAGCCACTCGTATCGGAAGGCGGCGGCGGAGTCGTCCTGCACTTGGTTCTGGAACTCGCGCGCGAACAACTGCGCGCCCATGCTCCTGCGCTCGCGCAACAGGTACTCAAGGGGGCGCTCCTCGGGCCACAGCACCTCGTGCTCGCCCTCCACCTCCACGCCCTTGATCACCTCGCGCCCGTCCACCTCGTGCGTGACGAACTTGTGCGCCGTGGGCCACTTGACCACAGCGGGGTCCTCGAGGACCGCCCAGCTAGGGTCCGCGATAATGTCCCCGTACAGGTCCCCGTAGTGCTTTCTCGTGCCGATTGTCACGATTAACCCGCCGCGCGTGAGCATGGGGAGCACCGTGGCGCGGAACCACCGCTTGGTCTTGTCTCGCTGGCTCGCGGTGTACACGGTAGCATCGCTCTCAAGGTCATCCGCGAGCACAAGGTCGAAGTGCGCGCCCGTCACCGCGCCGCCCGAGCCGATAGCCGTGAGCGTGGGGTCCACGCTCTCAAGGGTGCGCGGCACGTACACCTGCACCTGCGTCCACGGGGCGTCCTCGGACTCCAGCGGTGTGCACCCGCGCGCGGGGTCGCTCGCCCAGTCCTCCACGATGCGCTCCGAGCGCAGGAGCGCCTTAACGCGCCTCATGCGCTTCTCCGCCTGTGCCGCGCTCTCGCAGATCCACAAGATGCGCACGTTGCGATTGAGCACGATAGCGCGCACCGCGTACGTGATAGCCGCCTCCGTCTTGCCGTGGTCACGTGGCGCGAGCACGAGCAAGCGCCCCTTGTCCTGTTGCTCCTGCGCGGTCCTCCACGCCTCGTCAAAGCGCGTGAGCCAACGTTTGCGGTGCTCCGCGAACCTCATGCCGCAGTAGTACGCGTCAAAGAACACTGGGGACACGCGCGAGAGGGCGCGCCGTTGCTCGGGTGTTGACGGCAAGACCATGCTCATGTAGCCTGCTTTCCCTTTTACTCTCGCCAAGGAGCCCCACGTGGACCTCTGCGTTATTGTCCTGCTTACCATATACCCACAGCTCCAAAGCTCGCAAGTACGCGAGTTTAGGCGCGCCCAAGTCACCTGCGAGTCCGTGTACTACGCGGCACAGGAGCACAGCACGCTGGACCCCCTCCTCGCGCTCGCTGTCGCCGCTGAGGAGACGCGGTTCAAGGCCCGCAAGTCCCACAAGGGCGCGCAGGGTCCGCTCCAAGTGCTCCCAGAATACTGGTGCCCCAAGGACAAGCGCGGCAAGCTCAAGCCCAAGTGCGACCACGTGCGCGCGGGGCTCCGCGCCCTCGAATACTACGTGGACAAGCGCCCCTCCCTGCGCCGCGCGCTCGAGGCCTACGCCGGAGCGGGTCCCAGCACCCGCGCCTACGCGGAGCGCGTGCTCGTGCGGCTCAAGACCCTGCAAGCCGTGGCCCTCGCGCTAGAGGGCGATGACGTGGAGAGCGAGGGGCGCTAGAGCTTTAGCTCGCACATGCCCCCAGCGCACGCGACCTCGCCCATGACCTCCGTGTTGTCCTCGTCCTCGCTCACCTGCGAATAGTCCACGGGGGCGTGCGTGTCACGGAGCGCGCACCACAGCTCCCACGCCGCGAGCTTTGCCGCGCGGTGCGGGTCGTCCTCGCTCACCTCCTCGGGCTCGTACACCCGAGTGAACGGGGCTTGCGGGTAGTCGTAGTCCCCGCTGGCGCCGAGACACGAGACGCCCCCGAACTCGCGCGGGCGCGTGGTCAGCGTCTCAATCACCCCGTCCCACTCCTCGGGGCGCACCGTGCAGGTGTTGCTCACGTTGTGCCGCACCGCCCCCGCCGAGGTGGGGCGCACCGTGCCGCCAAGCACCCACGAACGTTGCACGAGCGCGACCCACTCCAAGAACTCCTGCGCGGACTGCTCGGTCTTGAGGAGCGCGCCCTCGGGCGCCTGCACCGCGAACGAGAGCGCGTAGTCCGTCCCGTTGCGCGACCACACGGACGGCTCGCCCGCCTGTGGGTTGGCGGCAAGGTACGCGCGGGCGATGGGCGAGTCCAAGGACACCTGCACCCTGCGCAGGAAGCGCGGCGCGTGGTCCGCGTGTACCCCGCTCGCGCACCCGAGGAGCACCGCCGCGTTGCCGCTCGGCTTCACGCAGGTGACGCGCGCGGGGCACTTACGGAGCCCACACGCCTCCCAGTACCTGCGCGCGGTGTCCGCCGCGTGCTCGCCCAACGCGCGCAAGAACGCCTCATCCCTCACCCACGCGGGCGCGCTCCCCAAGCCCGTGAGGCTCACCCCGAGCAGGTACTCGCGCTCAAGGATCTCGCGCGTGCAGGTGCGCCCCTCTGCCACGAGGAAGTCCTCGTCCGTGAGCGTGTAGCCCGCCTGCACGCACCCGAGGAGCGTGGCAAGCTCCACAGCCTCGCGCGCCTCCTGCACCGAGCCCCACGCCGCCGCGTTGATCTCGGTCAAGTTGCAGAACTGCCACCCCGTCTCATACGTGAGCCCCTGCGCCTCCCACTCCGCGCGCCGCGCGTGGTCCAAGAACTCCGTGGCGTACTCGTCAAGCACCTTGCCCCGCGCGTCCTTGATTAACGTGGGCACCATGCCGATCTCCACGCAGGGGTTAAACGCGCACTCAAGGGTGTCCACCCAGATGATCCCCGGCTCCCCGTACACCTTGGTGCGCTCAAAGATCGCGCGCACCTGCGCCGCGTACGCTGGCTCCTTGGCACGTGAGCGGAGCGCGAGCGCCGAGATATTAGCGCGCGCTCGCCACGGGTGCGTGACCCACCAGTTGGGCGCGCTCTTGGAACTCAACATCTCCTCGTCCGTGAGGTCAAACAACGCGATTAAGGCGGCGCGGCGCACGCCACCCGCGCGCACGCAGTCCGCCGCCACACACATCAGATCGCTCGCGTCCACGGGGCGCAGAGCCTGCCCCGCGCGACCACGCAACAGGGACTCCGCCTCCGCGAGCATCACGCGCAGGGGATAGGGTCCTGGTGCCTTGCCGCCACAGCTTGCGATACGCGCGCCCTTGACGCGCACCCGCGAGAAGTCAAAGCACGGCACCGCCCCCTGCCCCATGTAGCACTCCACGAGCGCGTCAAGCGCACGCGCCCACCCCTCTATGCTGTCCGCGATCACGTGGGGCACCTGCGCGCGCTCACCCAGCTCCGCGAGGCTCGCCACGGGGGGCAGGTGCGCCACGTGGTGCGCCTGCACCGAGTACCCCACGCCCGCGCCGCAGAGGAGCAGGTATAGCGCCTCCGCGAACCTGCGGGGCGTGTCCACGTACGCGACCGTGCAGTTGCCCGTGCACAGGCCAAACGGCAACACGAACGAGTGGTCGTCCTCAACCTCGAGGCACCACACCTGCTCCTCCCCATCGGGTACAAGGTCCAGCACGCGGAAGGCAGGGGCGCTGGTGCGCGTGCGCAGGTCCCCGCAGTTAATGCGGAAGCGGCGCGTGTAGCCTCGCTCCTCCGTGTAGTTGGTGCTCGTTGACGTTAAGTCCGCCTCACTCACGATGTACGCGCCCGCCATGGGGAATACGTCACGGATGAACGCGCACGCCTCCTCGCCCGTGCACTGGATGCCTAGAAACGCGGACTGCGTGGACCCCTCCGTGGGCGTGCGATAGTTGCCGTTCACCTCTCCGTCCGCCGCCAAGTACCCAGCCACGAAGGCACGCACCAACGCGGGGCTATCGCGGCGCGGGTCGGGAGTGGTCTTTAGGTACTTGCCCGTGTAGACCATCACATCGCCACCGCAGGAGAGCGGAGAAGAACTCTTGAACCCCATCTCCTCGAAGCGAGGCAGGTGGCGCACCGCACTGCCGCATAAGCGCACCATGGAGTGCGTGTAAACGCCCCCATGCCCCTTGACGCGGGTCCCGTCACCATACACAAAGCCGTAGCACCAGTACAGGCGCTCAAAAGGCTCTGCGGTGTCGTAGTCGAACTCTGCAAAGATGCCCGGCGCGCCGAGGAGCTGGTCCCCCACCTTTAGCGCCGTGGTTTCGCCTCCGTCACGCAACAGCCACCTGTGGTCCTTGGTGGCGCGCACCGTGTGCCGCGCGGCCCCTCGCCCCACGGTGATCTTGTAGAGGTGTTGCGTCCCGTAGCTACGCACCTGCGCGGGCTTGTACTGCCCCGTGTGCGTGAGGACGCGCACCCAGTCACCGTCCTCGAAGTCTTGGAACGAGCGCACGCCCTCGCTCGTGATGAACTCGGTCGCGCGCTCAAAACAGTTGTACGCGCGCGGGTGCTTGTCGAGCACCGCACGCCCCCCAAACTGCAAGGACCGCTGGCTCCCAAGGATCCGCTTGCCCTTGTACGCGCGCTCCACGCGCTCAAGCTCCTCGAGGGGCAAGGTCGCGCCCCGCCGCACGAGGTGCTCGCGGTGCATGTTCATCACGCGCTCCACCGCCTCCTCCCATGTCTCTCGGCGGCGCGCGTCCTCGTTGTACCGCGCATAACTCTGCGAAAAGTTGAATGAAGCGAGCGCCGCCCGCTGACTGTCCGTGTCCCTCATGTCCGTGTCCTGTGTGTTAGGGTGCTAGGGGTCTGCGCCCTCGTCCTCCCCCTCGTCCTCGTGTGCGAGGGGCGGGCGCAGGGCGTCTAGGCTAACACAGAACACGCGAGCCTGCGCTTGGGCGCGCGGGATCGCTTCAAGAATGTCGGGGAGCCCGTCCTCGCGCATGTAGACCAGCGCGCCCTGCCGCTCCAGATCCGTGGCGTTGAGGGACCGTTTAGACACGTGCGTCCACGCCGTGTAGTCCACGAGCCACCACACGCCCTCCAAGCGCACGAGCACAAGCGCCAAGTGCCCCCACTCCACACAACGCGCAAGGGCGCGCGCCTGCGCGTCACCCACGGCGGCAAGCTGGACGCGCCCACTCTTGCGGCTCTTAAGCTCTAGGAGCCCCGCGCGCCCATCCGCGCACCACACCTCAAAGTCGGGACCGCCCGCGCCCGTGGGGACCGCGCTAAACACGCCTCCCTTTCTCGGTGCGCCCACGCGCCTGTACGGCTCCGCGCGCTTGCGTATGTGCGCGAGCCCCTCGCGCTCGTATGCCGCGCCCACAAGCTCCACCTGCCGCTCCGCGTCCACGCCGCTCTGTTGCGCCTCCCTGTTCGCCTCCGCCTGCCTCGCCTCTTGATCGCTCATGCCTCGCCTGTTCATCCACGGGCTACGTGCCGCGCGCCTCGTTGGTCTGTGTTGTCGCCAGCTCATGCGCGCTCGCCTCTTGTGCCGTGTTATAGGGGGGGAACACACTAAGGAAACCACATGAGCACGACACACGCAAAGCGGTCCCCCGTGATCGCGGTTGAGGGAGCCATAGGGGCAGGCAAGAGCACCCTGCTGCGCTGGGTGCGCGGCACCTATGGGCACGTAGTGGGCGAGGAGTACGCGTCCACCCTGCTCCCCCTGTACTACGAGGACCCGTGCAGGTGGGCGCTCGCCACCCAGTTGGACTCCCTCGTGGGCCGCGTACAGCTCGCGCGCGCCGCACGCAGGCTCGCCACCGAGGGCGCCGTGTGGCTTGACCGCTCCGTGCTCGGGGATGCCGCGTTCGCGCGCGCTAACCACGCAACGGGGCGCCTCTCCCCCGAGGAGTACCGCGTGTACACTGAGACGCGTGACGCGCTCGCGCTCCCCCTCCCGGACGTTGTCGTGTACCTCGCGGTGCCCCTCGAGGCCGCGCAGGCTCGGCAACGCGCACGCGGGACCGCAGGGGAGGAAGTGCCGTGGGACTACGCGCACGCGCTGGAGCGGGCCTACGAGGAAGTGCTCGCGGACGCGGAGTCTCGCGGGGTCCCCGTGTTCCGCGCAGGCATGCCACACGCACCAGACCCCCACGCGTACGCGAGCGCCGCGCGCCACCTCGTGGAGACGCTGTGGGAGTTCCTTGAGGCGCGCAACACGCCACACTGAGCGCAGCGAGGCGCGGCATAAGTGCGCGAGGGGACAAGGGAAACAAA